AGCCACGACCCCCTCTACAATATGCTTATGGCGCAGCGTATGTCCTCTGACAGGCAACGCAGCCACGAAAGGACCGTCACGAGCAGCTCAGCTCCCTTCGCTAGAGCCGCTTCGAGCGGGAGCCCCAAGCGACCCTTGCATAGCGGCTCTTCTCCGCAACCCTCCTCTCGACTGTTTTCTTTTAAGAAACCTTCGCCAGGAGCCCGTTACGAGAATTAGCCCCAAGCGAACGTTCATAGGGCTCCCTCCTCACCACCTTCCTTTCAATTCTTCTTTTTCCGGCGAGAGCGTTAGTAAAAGCTGCTGATCGTGTGCGCAGCCACCCTCTGAAAGAAAAAAGAAATCAATACTATAAAAAACCAGAAGAAAGCCCCCTATGACTGAGCTCGCTTGAGGCTCGCTTGCGCGAAGGGGGCTTAAGACAATGGCAAAGAAAATAGTCTTTTTACGAACAATACGAGCAATTTACGAACGTGCAAGTAAGTTTATGAACAATGTTCGTAAAGGACGTGGTGTCCTCACTCCTTATCGTTCAGGAAAGATCGTTCGGACAGTGCGCACTGGCTTTGTTCCGTTGACAAACCATACACGGCGCCATTGAAAATGACACTGGGAGCAAAAATGTCGTTTGAAAATTACGTCGCTTTTAAAAGGGGTATCCCACGCCTGTCGTCGGCTGGGGCCCTTGTTACTGCGCTGCGATAAGGATTTTTGATCTATCAGCGGTTCTGATGCGTTACATTGTCAGGATTTGCTGACTTTTATGGGGATTGCCTCTCCCCAAACCATAAAGGTAGGCGCCCACTATAAAGTAGGCGCCCAAGTGTTCGCAGCCTAAGCTATGCAAAAGGCATCTTTGTCGGCGTCAGTGTAACTAATGCCGTGGGGAAGCTTAAACCTTAAGCCAACAATCCAGCCGATAGGATCAAACGGGCGGAAGTCTGACAAATCGCCATCATAGACAGGCAAAAGACGCCCGGTTTGTTGATCAGTGGGCAAAAGATTAAAGGCTGTGGTATCAACAAACGGGGGCAGTTCTTGACCGCGCTTTAAGTTAAAAGCGGCTGCTACGTTAACGCCATTCTGCAAAGCATCGCGGCAAAGTTTAACATTTGCGGCATTCTCCCAACCATCAAAGCTAAATGTTAGATGATAACCGAGCCGCCTACATTCTGCCCAGTTGCGCTTTATTTTAGTGTAGTCGTAGAATTTAACACTTAGGCTAGGATTGTCTGCGATTAGGCAGTTAAACAGCTCAAAGATGTTACGCTGGCCAATAGGCAGCTCATGGCCAAACTTACGACGGCAGAATGTAGAGAATTCGGCGTCAATCATGAAATCTACATTCTCCCAAGCTATGTCAGACGTTCCATTCAGCCTGAGAGCAATGGGAGCGCCGCTGTTCTTGTTAATTTTGTCGAGAATAGCGCAAACAAGCAAACGAACGAACCGCTGTTTATCTGCAGAGAATGCTAAGGTACGGCGAATTCTGGCGGCTTGTTTGTTTGTCATGTAGACGGGATTGCCGGCAAAGTGTAGACAAATCTTTTTACAATTGCCAGCACCGGCACAGACATTAACGCCGCTTGTGTCGGCCGGAGACAAATGTAAGATGTAGGTTTGAACGTGACTTTTCTCGGTCTTAGGATTTGTTGATAACAAAGTCTTATGATCAATCCTATATTGTTTGGCCATGGATGCCAAATCGGCCGGAAACTTAGCGCGAGAATTAAGGGTTTGCATGATTAGAAAGAAAGAAAGAAAGAAAGAAAGACTAAAAAGAAAGGAAGCCTAGAAGGATTCCCCCGGCTCATCCCATGCCACGCGATGACCTTTGACGGTTTGCCGGTATTGGATGGGGGGCAATGAAACGTTGCGGCCGCTTGTGGGGGGCAATGGCGGCACGGTCTCGCCAGGTAGCACGGGGCGGCGCCATTGCGGCCGAGCGGCCGGGAGCCCATTGGAGCCCATAGCCCAGAACCCTAGGAGCTGAGAATCGTTGGTTTGCACGGTTTGGAGGGGATTGTGGAATGTCGGCCGATCGCTCGGTCGATGCCATGAAGCATACCGGCTGAAATGGCGCAACGTATCGGCAAAGTGTGCCGGTTTAAAAAGCGACCACTGATCAGCGCCGTTGTGTTGACAGCATGGGCGCCCATAGGGTAGGCGCAGCAAACCGGCAGACAATGGCGCCAGACAAAGAATCCGCGCACGCGCGCGCGCCTACCATGAGACCGGCGAGACTGCGCAAGTCTTTACATTTGATCACAATGGCGCGGCTTAATTGTTAATTATTTATCTTTTGCACTTGTAATCAGTTGTTAATTGTTTGCGCTGATAAAAGTAATCAGTTGTTAATTGTTTGCACTGGCAAAGTGTGATTGATTGTTGATTATTTACTGCCACAGAATGCAGTTAATTGTTAATTATTTACAACGAGCTTTTGAGATTAATTGTTGATTATTTATCTCGTGCAATTGCAGCTAATTGTTGATAAAAACAAACAATGAAAAAAAACTATTGAGAACGCTTCTCATTTGCATTATGCCTCAAAACGTATAAAAGCAACTGACAACAATTCGCAATACCAATATAAAAATCAGCCGGGTCTCAAACAAGATGAAAACCAGCCGGATCTTGGCCGGATCCAAAACAATTCTTTTTCCAGCCGGATCCAAAACAATCCTTTTTCCAGCCGGATCTCAGTCACTTTGCTTCGTATTTCCAATCAGGTTTTGAATGGGAAAAATCGTAAAAACGACCATCTTTGATGCATTCCAGCATTGCTGGCAATAATTTCGACTCACAAACTTGCATCATTTGCTTAATTAAATCCCAGTCTTGATGCTTCCATGAGTGATATTTTTGAACGTTCTTAATGGCGCTGACAGAGCAATTATGTTCTTCTGCCAAGCTTTTGACTTTTTCGCCAAGAATAAGACGGAGCCTTATTTGCCGCACTTGATCACCAGTAAAAATAGTGTTTTTGCGAGCCTCTCCAATGAAGTCATTCTTCAATCCAGTATGCCAAGCATGACTTAAATTTTGCTCATTAGTCACCCATTCAAGGTTATCAATGTGGCTATTAAGTTTATTTCCATCTTTATGATTGACACACCATTTTCCCCTGCCAGTCCCAACCTCGCCAGGCGCAGAAGGCATCCAAGTAATACGCATCAAGCGATAAACCGCTGTTGGACGTTTTTTACCATCAACTCTTATCAATAAAAGCCATGGATAGGGATGAGTTGCATCGGTTTGTATGCTCATTAGTCCCTTCTTGAAGACGCTCCAAACATCACCGCTCTCATTGATGAAATAGCGTCCGCCATACCCAGGAATCTCCTTGAATCCTTCAGGCACGCTGCTATGCTTGTCTGTAGCCATGGCCAAACCGTCCTTTTGGTAGTGGTTAGAAACGACGTGGGATGCCAGTCCTGCGTCGTTTTGCCATGCTAACGCAGAATCACCAACCTTCCTGCTTCTGAGCCGCCTCAATGGCGGCTTCTTCGTCTTCATACGGCCCTCCCACTTCCTCTCCATCATCTTCGTACCAATACCAGCCCTCAAGCAGTTCTGTGCCCTTGCAGCAGGCCTCTGCGAAATAGTCGATGAGAATCATCGCGCTTGCTCCTGGAGCCTGTTCCACATCCATTGCTCTCTGGTGTTAGGCCGCATCAGCTCGTAACCCTCGTGGTCGACGATGCTGTCACCAGCGCTGTCCACGTGGCCTTCCAGTTCGCGATGCCAGAGGCCTTTGCAGGTGCCTTCTGCGTCGAAGATGGCAATCGTGTCCTCCCTGTCTTCCATGGCCAGTCTGACATGGAACAAAAGCTCTTTAAGGCTCGTCGCCTGGTAGCAGCCTTTCGTTGCAGGAAAGTAGGGGCCGTTGTCTTGGTAAGTGCGAATGGTGATCATTCTTCGCCTCTGATAAGTTCTGTGATTGAATAGTTGGAGCCTGCAGTCTCGTAAATCATGATAAGCTCGTCGCGTTCTTTTTCTGACTGAGCATAATCTTCATAGCCTTGATCGTCTTTGAACAGCCAGACAATGGAGAGAGAAGTCATTGATCAATCCTCCTGCACAATGCGAAAGTCGGGGTCATTGTCTTTCTTGATCCAGCGGCATTGATTGAACTGCGGCAGCACGATAAAAAGCTTGTCGTGGTGATTTTGTTCAATAATGGCAGTAGTGATAGTGGTGCCGATGCGGCTACGGCCTCTATTGCTAATGGCCAGAAGGCTAATGGTTTCCATCATGCTGCCTCCTGAGCCCCTTCCCTTTCCCATCGAAGCACTGTTGCAGCGATCTTATCGCTGGTGGGATCAATCAGGCGGGAAGCCATGAAAGTTGAGCGTGCCAGGGAGAAGCTGCCATCAGGGGCTTTGGTGAGCAGGGATGCTCCAGGCAGGGTCAGGATGTCGCCAGGCTTGGCATCGCAAAGGAAGTGGGCGATGATCCAGGCAAGCTGGTCTTCGCGGAAGGAGGAAGTCATGGTTGGAGATGATGGTGAAGCTCGCGCCTCGTTGAATGAATGATATATCAGGAGAGGCCCCTGAAAAGGGGCCCGTAATAAGGCTTAACAAAAGCCAGTGCGACCATTGGAGTAGAACCACCACTCTTGCTTGCCAGGGTCTGACTCCCGCTTCAGAGCCTTCCATTGATCGGGCAGCTCTTGCGTCTCGATGATGGTGCCAGCAGGCACCTGGACAGGGCCGCCGAGGGTGGAGATGGTCCATTGATCCATCACGGGCCCATTGATGTACCAAGTGCGGCTCACGTGGAGCAGGCCGACCATGTCAAGCTTGCGGGGATTAGCAGCACCGATGCGCTCCTGAGAAGGAAAAGGCTGGTGCCAATCAGGCAAAGTGACGGTCAAGTTGATGGTCTCAAGGCCCTCGAAGGCGGTGTAGGCGTCGGCGGTGGTGAGTTGCTCGACGGCATGGTTGATGCGGGTCATGATCTCGAGAGAGGTGGAAGCTCGCGCCCCCTGTA